AGCCCAATGTACACCCTCGTAGGAGGATATAGCTCTTTGAGCGTCTCTTCTGTCAACGCTGGCACAGCAGCCATCATCAGAAGCCCTCCCAACAGTCGATATTCCCCAAAGATAAGGGGATCAACGAAAGCGTAAGGGAGTGAGCACACGAGAACAGTGGTGTAGGACTCTGTAGCGCCTCTCAACTGAGACAAGAGAAGTCCTGCGATCCCGTCAGCCTGTTCACGATTCATGGCTGAAGCAGAAACCTCTTGACAGCCCTTAAGGGCATACGGAAGTTCGGCTTTGAGTCGATAAAGGCTGAGAGCCATACCAGCAGGCACGGCGTCAACGACGTCGCGAGCTGCTTTCTGACTCGGGACCCACGGTGTGTGCCCAAACTCACGTTGAGTTCTAAGCAGATCGGTGTAATTCGGAACACGACTTTCCTCAATCACGCCTAAGGCTATTAAAGCCAAGGCGAAACTTTCGTACTCGTCGCTCCCGTACTGCGCGACCTCAAGAAAAGAGGCTTTTACAGCGTTTTCGAACTGCTCTTCCAGAGTTATGGCTTTTGAAGCCACAGCGATCGTCAGGCTCTTCAGAATGCTGGCTTTATCCAGCGGAGCCATCCACATCTCAAACTCTTGGTTGTAGACCCACTTCCTTTTGCAGATTGTTGCTTGGTCACCGGGGTGCGACCTGTAGGTTGTGTCGGTTTTTTCTGAATTGGTGTACTTTAAGCCAATGCTCTTGAAGTAAGCCTGAATGGTGACAAAGTCGAACCACTCTAGAGCATGATCTGAGACTGAGTAACAGTTATCGTCACCCATGGCGTAGAACACCACGTCGCGGCGGAAGCAGTAGAGGGAATCCCTCCGGCTGAGATCCATTTGGAGCTGATCAGCGACGTAAGCTCGATGAGTATTGAGCCACGCGAGGCGGATGTACAGGCTGTTCACAATGTTGTTGATGAGGAACGTGAGGAGCACCCCTGAGCTCAAAGAGCCCGGTACTTCTAACAATTCCTTGTCCATCAGCAGAACAGGAGAAGCAATTTCGCTGGCTATGCCAACCATAACTGCCTCCTGCTCCTCCGTGACACTGTTGTGAGCCTTAATCACGTTTATGACAACCGTGAAGGCTGCCATCATGACCTCGGTGGAAGTTTTCTTGTCGAACTTTGAAAAGTCGCCGTTGACGACTCTGTCGTACTGATACAGACGCCGCTTGATCTCACCCCAGTCAGGAGAAAATGGGTTAACTCCTCCGACTGTTTCGGTCTCCAAAAAGTTTTCCGTGAATTTCGCCATAAACATACCGTAGTACATCTTGGTTACTATAAGGAAGTCCAATGGGCCTAGG